CGTCGTTCGTTTCAACGACGTTCGCACGCGTTGTGCGTGCGCGTGACGCGCGTACACGCGTCGTCGTTGTCGTTGTCGCGTCGTCGTTGTTTTCGTTCGTTACAACGTCGTTTGCGTTCGTTTCGTTCATGTTTTCAATCATGACAATCACATCATTTCGTGTCGTTTTTTCACACGCATTTTTGCGTGCGCATTGTTCGCGCGAAATGTGTAACAACGAATTCGTATTCAATATTGAATTTTCAAACAACATACAAATGAACGTACAACGTGCGTCGCATCATGTTCATTTGTTCATGTATCAAATGTATGTCATGCGCAACGCATGTGCAACATGAAAACGTGTGATCATGATCACATGCGATACGTGTTGACATGTGACGCATGATGCATCATAATCGCGCGCATGAATCATCGCATGATTATGTGTGATGCATTGTGTAATGTCAACACATGTGTCATGACAATTTGTGTAATGCCGTGTGACAACATGTGACAAACAATGTGACTACATATGACTACAACATGACCGATATGACAACGTCCATCCATGTGTGTGACATGCATGTCATGCGTATGATGTCAACATTGTTACGTTGTCATATGCATTGTGACATGTGACATCATGTGTCATATGCACGAACGCGAATATATCGTGTGTGATATATGCACGCACGCGCATATGTGACGCACGTCACGACCCCCCTCCCCGACGTCGCGCGCGGGCCCGGAGCGTTCGGGTGCTCGCATTGTGTACGAGTCTGCGAAACTTCCACGGACACCAGAAGTTGTCCCTTGGTCAACAGATGGCCAGACCATTATTCAACGTGTGAATATTCGGATCTCCAGATGTTCCGGATTGACGCACTCTGTTTGACTACAAGTCGCGAAGATCTTGTCACGCGAGTCTAGACGTCCGCCGATGTATGCTTCAGAGACGAGACGCCTGACCCGTACCGCTTTCGCCCTGAGCTGTACCCATGCAGAGCCATCGGCCCTAACCCAGCCAGACCAGAGCCAGTGTCCGTCGAAGTAGACCGTCCGCTGCTTGATCGCCCGCAGCAGAGCGCTGTAGTCGCCGTCGTCGTGCGCCCGTATGATCGTTCCAGCGCGTGCAGGAGCAGGTCTGTACCCATCTCTGACGGCTCTGCGCCACCGTGTCGATACGTGCGCCTCTGGTGTGGAATTCGATGTCGTTTGCATAGGGGTCACTTTACTACGACCCCTATGACAACCACAACTGGCCAGACCCCGGTACAATAGTGCTGTACATCACAAAGGAGGCCATCATGGCGAAGAAAAGGAACCAACTGACCGTAGCCGCTGTCAAGCGGATGATCGGGGACAATATCCCCACACCAACAGGAGTCGACGAGGCCGCAGTGTTGGCCATCTTGCAGGCTCACCCGACGCACGTAGTCCTCGGCCCCCAGGACCCCGTCCCCGCCAACATCCCGACAGGGACTCTTATTGGCAGGACCACCTGAGATGGCCGTCACGCGGGTAGGGTACACGACCCTCCAGAACACCGACGGGAGCTTGACCAACAGCATTGCCCCAAGCGGTTCCATCGCCGTGGGCGACTGGATGGTGCTTGTTCTGGCGATGAACCAGGGACAGATTCTCCCCGTGCCGACCGGGTGGACCGCTGTCTACAACTCCAAGACGGCCGGCACTGTGTCTACTGCCATCTTCATCAAGAAGCGGGTCGGCACCGACGGTTCCTACTCCTTTACCGTCAGCGCCAACACGCTGGTAAGCGCCGCACTCATGTGGTTCCGGGGTGTGGCAGACACTGGCTGGATTCTGCCCAGCAATGGACGCCTGCGCAGCACCACGGGCTCGACGTTCAACAACATCGCGGATCCGATCACCACCGCGGCTGCAAACACACTGGCCCTAACCATCTCTGTAGAACGCACCACTGCCTCAGAGGCGCATTTCACGTCCATGACGGGCGCGACTGAGTGGTTCTACGTGGCACAGAACGGCAGCTCGAGCCTCGAGACCATCGCCGTGGGTTACGCCGACAAGGCCACACCTGGTGCTACGGACCCTGTCACGGTCGTGTACCCGAACACCCAGGCGTCCAACGGATGGGCCGTTCAGTTGGGACTCCCCGCCTCAACAACCCCGTTCGTGCCACCTGGACCGTTTTCGGTATGGGACGGCACCAAGGAAGTGCCCCTCACCGCCAAGGTGTGGAATGGGGTCGCTGAGGTAGCGGTCAACTCGGTCGAGGTCAAATACGGCAACTGGCACTTGTCGGACCTGCTTTCGACCCAGCCGTTCTACATCGCTCACCGAGGGGGCGGTGCCAACTGGCCTGAGCACACGATGCGGAGCTACAAATCGGCGGCCGACTACGGCATGAAGGCCATAGAGATCAGCACACACATCACCTCGGATGGTCAAATCGTCTGCCACCACGACGCCGACACCAGCCGGATGACTGGCACCAGCCTCGCCATCGTGTCCTCGACCTATGCCCAGCTGCAGGCACTGACGAACTCGGCTTCCGCTACGGACAACCCGGCGCAGAACCGTGAACCGATTCCCCTGCTGTCACCCGTGCTGGATAAGTTCGCCAACAGCCACGTGCTGTTCATCGAGCCCAAGGCTGGCGGCACATGGCAGCTGAACACGCTGATGCCCCTCATCCAGTCCAAGGTGAGCGATCCGTCGAGGGTCGTTTGGAAGCAGCCGATCAACTCGGGGCAATGGGGCAACGCAAAGGCAAGGGGCTGGGCTACCTGGGGTTACGTTCTGTCACAGGACACCGCCCACACCAGCAACCTCGACTTCCTGATCAACCAGGCCAACGTGGATATGATCGGCGTGGAGAGGATCGCCTCGGACGCATTTGTCTCCGACATCGTAGCCCGAGCAACCGCTGCCGGCAAGAAATGCATCATGTGGGAGATCCGCAGTATCGCTGACCGCGACCGCGCAATCGCCCTCGGCTGTGTGGGAATGATGACCTCAAACCTGCGAGCCGTACTGCCAAAGTTCTAGAGCTGGTATGATGGTAAGGCAGGCTGGTGACACACCGGTTTGCCTTACCACTTACCTGACAAGGAGCACGACATGGCCGGCAGAGGACCCACCAAAGATTCGCGCGCGATCCGCCGCAACAAGGAACCGGACAAGCAGTTGATCAAGTCCGATGGCACGTTGCGCGGCTTCCCCCTGCCGGAAGGCATGCTCGAGGACAAGCACGGCGAGCCCGAAGATTGGCACCCCGCGACCGTGCTCTGGTGGCAGTCATGGCGTACTTCGCCGCAGGCCGCAGCAATGCTGTCCGAGCCCGACTGGTACGCGCTGCTCGACACCGCGCTGATCCACCACAATATGTGGAAGAACGGACGCTGGGAATTCGCGTCTGAGGTCCGCCTGCGTGTCGCCAAGTTCGGTGCCACACCCGAGGACCGTATCCGCCTGAAGCAGGAAATCGAAGTTCCCGAAATCGCTCCAGTCGGCAACAAGTCCGGCAACCAGGTCACGTCGCTCGACGCACGCCGCGCCCGCATGATGGAGACAGGGTCGTGAACGACATCCTCATAGTCTCCGACATGGCTGATCTGAGGGCCACACGGCATGACAATCGCGAGAAGTTCGATCCCATGGAGTTCATGTTCTCAAGCCGTGATCCTCACAAGCTTCATGGCTGGGTTCCCGAGAACATCTACGTGACTGAGCGAGCTCGGACCAACATGGACCTCGGCATGGAAGCCCTGATCAACCTCCGCAAGGTTCAGGGGTCGAAGATATGCCCCGTCAGCTAATCAAAGCCCCAGGGGCTGACCGATCTCGGTCCCTGGGGTTCCTCGCTACCTGGTGGATCGAGACATTCGTCGTCCAGGGCCCTGGTGACGTAGAAGGAGAACCAATTGTCCATGGCGACGAGTTCACTGGCTTTATCGTTGACTGCTACATCCTCGACGAGAATGGTCGCCGAGTTCATGACACCGCGTTCTTCAGTCGCCCAAAGGGCTGCAACAAGTCAGGCGTTGCTGCCGAGCTTGTCCTGTTCGAAGCCCTGGGGCCGTGTCGCTTTGCCGGCTGGGCGAAGGGCGGGGAAACGTTCGAGTTCCTCGGGCACGTCTACACCTACGCCCCAGGCGAAGCAATGGGCAAACCCGTCAAGTACCCCTACGTCCGTATCATGGCCACCGAAGATGGTCAGACCGGCAACACCTACGACATGGTCTTCAACAACCTCGAGGACGGCCCGCTAAACGCACTCAAGGCCTACGGCATGCGCGTGAACCGCGCCAAGGTTGACCTGCCGTTCGGCGGGGAAATCGTGCCTTCGACCTCGGGCGCTGCATCTAAGGATGGTGGTAAGGAGACGTTCGTCGTCTTCGATGAGACCCACCTCTACAACACCAAGCAGCTTCACCAGATGTACGACACCGTGTCCCGTAACCTCAACAAGCGTAAGAAGGCCGCTGAGCCCTGGGCACTCGAGACCACGACGATGTACCTGCCCGGTGAAGATTCGGTCGCTGAGGAAACGTACCACTACGCGCAAGCCATCATGGAAGCTCACAAGGCTTTGGAGGAAGGCGAGAAGCGCAAGGTAAAGGTCAAGCGCGCGAAGCTCCTGTTCGACCACCGCTGGGGTGATGTCGTTGACTTCGAGGATGAAGAAGCCCTCGGTATCGCCATTGAGGAAGCCTACGGCGAGGCACTCGACTGGAACTCGAAACAGGGCATCATCGATGACCTTTATGACCCACGACGCACGCCCGAGGAATCGCGTCGGTACTTCCTGAACGCCCTCACGGAAGCGCACAACAGCTGGACCACACCTCAGCACATGGCACGAGCCACGGCCCTTGGTGTGGTAATGGGTGCGACGCTCAAGCAGATCAAGGAAGGCGAGAAGATCGCACTGGGCTTCGACGGTGCTGTGTCGAACGACGCCACCGCGCTGATCGGTTGCCGCATCTCCGACGGCGCACTGTTCAAAGTCAAGATTCAGGAAAAGCCTGACGGTCCCGACGGTGAAGGCTGGATCGTTGACTTCGTAGGGTTCGACGCGGCTGTCCACATGTGCTTCGAAAAGTTCAACGTCGTTGCCTTCTTCGCTGATCCTCCCCACTGGCAAGACTACATCGACAAGTGGGATCGTGAATGGGGCGAGAAGATGCCCGTCAAGGCCGGGCCTGGCTCTGCTATCAAATGGTGGACGAAACGTGACATTCCTATGTCGCTCGCATTGGAACGTCTGCACCAGGCGATCAGCATTGCGCCAGGGACGCCTATCGACCCCGACCCGGTGTTGGTGCGTCACATGATCAATGCCAGACGGTGGGAACGCCGGGGTGGTACTGTTATTGGTAAGGATACGAAAAACTCTGTCAAGAAAATCGATGGTGCGATGGGGGCAACCCTCGCCTACGAAGCTCGTGCCCTTTACCTGGCCAAAGCTCCGGTTGAGAAACCGATGTTTGTGCCGCGACGCGTCCGATAAGGAGTTAGTATGGCCCTCGATGTAAAGAAGGCCAAGATCCCGGGTACCGATGAATGGTGGATCATTCGTCTGTCCGAGAAACTTGGCGACCGACTTCCCCGAATCCGGGAACTTGAAGGTTGGATGGAGGGCAACCCGCCCTCGTATGCCACACCCGACGACACCAGCAATGAGGGCTTCGAGCGCATCCGCAAATTCGCTCGTCTGAACCTCGCAGAGCTCATCATCAATGCCCCGCTGTACCGTATGCAGTGCCTCGCGTTCAAGACCGCTGTCGCAGGCGACGAGAACGGTGATGGTGTGGCCGCCAAGTGGTGGAAGCAGAACGATATGAAGGTGGCCTCGGCCAAGATCCTCGAATGGATGCTCACCTTCGCTGACGCTTACGCTTCCGTGGGGCTGCGCAATCCCGCCGACCGTTCAAGCGGTCCGCTGATCCGCCCGGAACACCCGGCCGAGTGCATCACCGAAGACGATCCGTCGAATCCCGGCTACGCGCTCGCTGCGCTGAAGATTTACCGCGACGATCTGACCAACTCGGACATCGCCGTGCTGTACCGCGAGAACTACTACCGTGTCGCCTATCACGAAGGCAGCTCGTCTGTTCTCCCGCGGGCCAAGCAGCGTCGTTGGAAGATCAGCCCCGGCTCGTGGACTTGGGCTGCGCCTGAGGTCGATGATTCTGAGGTGCTCATCACCGAAGACGGCGACCTGGTCAACCCCACGTACACGGAGTTCCCGCCCATCCATCGGTTCCAGAACCGTCAGGGCAAGGGTGAATTCGAGAAGCACCTCGCTACCCTCGAGCGTATCAACCACACCATCCTGCAGCGGATGATCATCATTGCCTTCCAGGCGTTCCGCCAGCGCGGTGTCAAGGGCGTACCGAACACAGACAAGGACGGCAAGGAAGTTGACTACCGCGATATTTTCCAGTCCGATCCTGGTGCAGTCTGGATCCTCCCCGAAACCGCTGACTTCTGGGAATCGGGACAAGCAGATATCGGACCTGTCCTCACGGCGGTCAAGGACGATATTATTCATCTCGCAGTCAGCTCCTCGACGCCCCTATTTTCTGTCGTACCAGACGCAGCCAACGGATCAGCAGAGGGTGCCGCTCTTCAGCGCGAAGGTCTGATCTTCAAGACTGAGGCGTGCATCGATCTTGCTGATGGCGCGTTTTGCCGTACGATGGGTTCGGTGTTCGAGATTGTAGACGACGCAGAACGATCTGACGTGTACGCCATCGAAGGCATTTGGGCTTCCCCGCGTCGTTCCTCTCTGCAGGAACGTGCTACCGCAGGTGTCCAGGCAATGGTCGCTGAGGTACCGTGGCGCACGCGCATGGAACTGTTCCTCGAGCTCACGCCGGCACAGATCGCTGATGCCGAGACCCAGCGTCTCGACGATGCGTTCATGCGCTCGCTTACGGGCTCGTCTGAACTGACGACCATCCCGGGCATCACTGACCCGCCGAGGTCGACCGCACCATGATCAGCGAACAGCTCCTGAAGCTGATTGAGATGCAGGCAAAGCTCGTGGGCGGCCTGTCAATCCAGACGATCCAGATGCTGCTCAAGCTCTGGGGCCCGTTCCGTGAATGGACGGACTATGATCTGGGTGTGGCACAGGCCGCCCGCTCGGCGACCACCGTTGAGGCGGGCATGAGGGCTGCTAAGCAGCGTGAGCGGGCTTACCTCAAGCACGTCTACAAGGAACTGCGCATTCCGATGCCGACGGACGATGTGATCACCTCTGACGGTGGCCGTATCATCATCCCGGGCTCAGTCGACATTTACTTCCGTGAGGGCGTGACGCCCCTCGAGGTGTACCAGCGCCCGCTCGAGGAGTTCAGGTACTGGAAGTCGACAGGTGTGGGTGAGCGTGAGGCCTTGGCGAAAATGGCTCAGCGGGTATCAACTATCGCTGACACTGATCTGACGCTTGCACGCCGCGAGGAAACTCGTAAGGTGTTCAACAACAGCCCCGAGGTTGTCGGTTACCGACGCGTGATCCATCCCGAGCTGTCAGAGGATGGTACGTCCTGCGGTCTGTGCGTCGTCGCCTCGACTCGAGTGTATGACTCTGGTGAGCTCATGCCTATCCACGACGAGTGCAACTGCAGTGTGCTGCCGATCACGGCTGACGCTGACCCGGGCGACGAGCTCAACCAGGATGACCTCAACGCGATTTATGAGGCAGCTGGGGGCAACACCTCGGGTGACCTGCTCAAGACGAAGGTCAGTTTCGTTGCTCACGGCGAACTCGGACCGATCATCTCGGGCGGCAACCGTCAGGGTTCGAAGCAGCGCAAGGCTGCCAAGGACCGGTCTCCAATTACTGCGGAAGAATCCATAGAGAAGGAACTCCACACCCTACGCAAGTCATCTGACAAGTTGGCAGCGCGTGCGGCTACTGGGGAAGACGTCAGGAGATACCTGACTTGGCAGCGGGATCGCATCTCGATTCTCGAACGCCGTCTTATTGCCATCAGGAGGCAGAAGTGACCGTTAGGCTGATTACCGGCCCGCCAGGGGCTGGCAAGAACACCTACGTTGAAAAGCACATGAAGGACGGGGATGTTGTCATTGACTGGGATGTCATGCAGTCGACGTTCCCACACATGAGTCATGACACGCTCAAGCAGGTGCGACAGATCGCTGAAGACTCACTGAAGGGCGTTGAAGGCGACGCCTGGGTGATTCGTTGTGCGCCCGACGCCCAGAAGCGTACAGAGCTCGCTACGTCGCTTGGTGCCGAAGAAGTCGTCGTGCTCGAGACCGACGCCGAGACCGCGAAGGCTAATGTCGTCAAGCGGAACCGCAATCCCGAAAAGAACGAACAGGTATTTTCTGCCATCGACAACTGGTGGAGCCAGTATGGTGTGGTAGAATCTCACTTGATCGTACGGCCCGACAAGGGCCACCCCAATTCCGACAGGAAGAAGAACATGGCTGACACCGAAAACGAGGCATCCGGTCCCGAGGATCACTCCGACAAGGGTTTCCCCGCACAGACCAAGATCGCTGACATGACGCCCGAACAGCAGGCCGCGTACTGGAAGTTCCAGTCCCGGAAGCACGAAGGCAACGTCACGAACCTGCGCTCTGAACTCGACAAGCGCCCCGCGGCTCCCAAGCCCGAGTCCAAGCCTGCCGAGAACACCGATCCTCTTGATCCCGCTGAAATGCGCAAGCAGATCATGCTGGAACTCAAGAAGGAACAGGCCCCGGAACTCGTTCGCTCCCAGTTCGAAGCTCTCATCGGCGATCGTCTTCCCGAGGAAACTCGTGACGCGATCCTCGAAGACCTCAACCTTGCTCGCTTTGTCAAAGAGGATGGCTCCCTTGACAAGGACCGCATCAAGGCGAAGGCTGAGCTTCTCGCACCGGTGACCGATGTCAGCAATGTCCGCAACAAAGTGAGGACCCATCAGGGGAATCGCAAGCAGGAGCGCACCGCTACTGTTTCAGCTGGAAAAGAACTCTTCGAGTCCTTCTCCAAAAAGCGTTAGAAAGGGTAAGAAATGCCTAACCGCATTGAAACCCCGGCACTGTCGGAAGGCGACCAGACATGGCTCGCGTCCACCCGGGGCATTCGTCACAACCGAACCGTCAAGCTCAAGCTCTCTGCTTTCACGGTTGATCCGGCCAAGGGTTACATCCCCTCCGGCACTCCGCTCGCCCTCGTTCCCGCCACCGGTGGCAATGCAGGCCTGGAAGCCGTGCCGTACGACGGCACCGAGGCAACCACGACCGCAGCAGGCGTTCTCGCCGGCTTCCTGTTCACCGACCAGGTGAAGGTCACGGGTACCGCGGACGTGTACATCAACGCACCGCTGCAGGATCACGGCCGTGTTCGCACTGGTCGACTGCCCGTCGCGTTCACCCCCCCGGTTGCGCTCGCAAAGCGCAACGCCCTCTTCACCTACGACGTAAGCTAAGGAAGGAGCTGAAATGCCTCTGTGGACTGACATCATCGAACCGGCTGAACTGACCGGCTTCGCCCGCGCCTCTATCCAGGCGCAGGAAGACAAGAACGGCTCGCTGGAACGCTGGCTCCCGAACACCCACGTTGACGACATCCACGTCAAGCTGGAAATCGGCGAGAACGGCCTCCGCGAAGCTGCCGAATTCCGCGCATTCGATGCCGAGCCGAGCATTGCTCGCCAGGCACGTGGCCGTGGACTGACCCTCGAGCTGCCGGCCCTGGGCCAGAAGCAGCCCGTGTCCGAGTACCGCGCACTGCGCCTGCGGAACGCCTCCGACGAGGCCTACCGCTCGCACATCCTGAAGACGACCAACCAGATCGTGCGAGCAATCGCCGACCGGATGGAAATCCTCCGCGGTGTCGTTCTCGACGAAGGCAAGGCCATCGTCAACCAGCGCGACTTCAACATCAATGACGACTTTGGCCGCCCGGCCAATCACAACGTCACTGCTGCTGCGCTCTGGGCCACCCCGTCCGTCAGCCGACTCGACGACCTGCTCGCCTGGTACGAGCTGTTCGCCGAGACCAACAACGGCACCAACGCTGGCGCGATGCTGTTCTCGACTCGCTCCTACGGCGCACTGCGCATGGGCGATGAGTTCCTGAACGCAACGACCGGCCGGCCGATGTCCCGCGAGCAGATCAACGCCGTACTCGTCGATGAGGGCCTGCCCCCCATCTACATCTACGACCGTCGGATCAAGAACTACGAGGGTCAGATCAACCGCGTCACGAAGGACGACGGCGTTCTCTTCCTGCCGGCACCGGGTGCCGATGGCGAGTCCGAGCTGGGTGCAACCTACTGGGGCACCACGCTGACCGCCACCGAACTCGGCTGGGGCATCGAAGATGACGAGCGTGCAGGTATCGTGGCCGGTGTCGTCAAGAACGACAACGTCCCCGTGATCGCCGAAGTCGTCGCCGACGCCATTGGCATGCCGATCCTCGGCAACGCAGCCCTGACGCTCCGCGCCAAGGTTCTCGCGTAACATATCCCTTGGGTGTGGAGGAAGATCAACCGTTCGGTTTTCCTCCACACCTTTGGTACCAACTCACAACAGTTAGGAAAAAGCCAATGGCACGCGTATTCACCGCCAATGTCGTTACCCGCCACCCCGAGACTGGTCAGACCGTTGTTTTCAACATCGGCGACGAAGTGCCGGAAGGTGTGTTCGTCGGCGATCACGCAGCGACGTCTGAGGGCGTCACGAGCGAGGTACAGACGAAAGCAGCACCCGTTGCGAGCGACGACACGACCGTCGTAAACCCGGACGCTGCAGGCGCCTCTGAAGACTCCGACGACGACGAGGCTCTCCCGCCGTACAGCGAGTGGTCGAAGACCGACCTCAAGGCTGAGGCCAAGGGTCGCGAACTCGAAGGCTACTCCAAGGCCACCGTTGAAGAGCTGGTAGCCCTGCTCGAAGCCGACGACGCCGCACACCCCGAAGAGGACTAAGGACCATGGCGAACGACCTTGGCATCACCATTGAGCAGGTAAAGGCAAGCTACGAGGGCACGATCCCTACGCAGAAAACCGAATGGGTCAACGGCAAGATCGATGAGGCAGTGCGTTCACTCCTGTCTTACATGCCGGACATTCCCGGACGAATTCTGGAAGGCACGCTCGATCCTCTCCTTGTTGGTGACAAGGTCGTCGCCGCGGTTCTCCGCGTAGTCCGCAATCCTACGGGCTACGACGAAGAGCAGGAAGGCGATTACCGCTACCGGCTGAACAAACTTGTTGCATCGGGTGACATCTGGTACCCGGACAACGACCTCATTGCACTGGGCTGGGTTAGCCCGACGAAGAAGTCGACGCCCCGCACGGTGTTCTCCACACCCTCTCGAGGATTCGGATTCCCAGGATGAGCCTGCTCACTGAAGGCCCTCACGCCATCACCATCATTCCGATGATGATTACGGGCAAAGACAAATACGGCAACTGGGCACTCGAACGCGGCGAAGGTATCGAGCGCACGCCCGAGAACGGACGTAGCGTTGCCGTCGAACCGTACGGCGCAGGTTCGCTGTCGGGCCTCGAGGCTGACGACGGCACGTCTGTCAACGACCAGTTCACTGTCCGCGGTGAACTCCCCTGGGAAGGCGGCACTAAGTCGATCATTGTCTGGAACGGCAATGAATACGACCAGGAAGGCTTGCCCAAGGAATACACGCGCGGTTCTTACCGCACGCACCATTTCGTAGTCCGCATGAAGCGCAGATCGGCACAGGTGAAGTAATGGCTACCGTTTACGGCTGGGTTCCCAACGGTGTCGCTCGCATGGCGGGCAACGACGAGGAGATGGACCGTGTAGCGAAGAAGCTGTACACCATCGCTCGAGGCCGTGCGGAAGCTCACCGACTGACGGGCGCATACATCGGTCGACTGTCGATCAAGAACGTGCCTGGCAAGAAGGGCGTTCGTGACCGCATGATCTACGCAGGTGACAAGGCAGCAATGTCCATCGAGTATGGTCACGCTGTCCGAGTCGGTGACGCAGGTCACAACGAAGCAAACTTCCGCTGGGTACCGGGTCAGTACATCCTGACTGGGGCAATCAACGCCATTCCCGGCTACCGTACTAACTCGTTTGGGAACGGATTCTAATGACACGCGAACGGTACTCCGTAGACGCTGAGGAGCTGCTCGTCGCGCTCACCCAGCGGGATATGCCCGACTGTGAGGTGCGATCTGAGGTCGACGTTGACGCGGTCGACGTATTGCCTCTGATCATCGTCAGCCCGGGTCAGGGCCAAAGCGTCGAAGGTCAACGCGGCATCGCTTGGGTGTGGCAGGCACACTTCGCTGTTCTCGATCAGACTCACGAAGGCGCAAGCGAGATTGCTGACCGCCTGAGCGAGGTCATCGACAAGTGGAACAACAGCTGGGCTCCAGACGCTGGTAGAATTGTTGGTGTGGGAGCCATCACCTACCTCGAAGACATTTCGATTTTTGCTCGAACTGCAACATCTTTGACCCCGGCAGGGGGACTTACCCAATTTGATGGTACGTACGCCATCACTGTCCGAAAAGCATAAACAGGAGGAATAATGGCTTTCAACGCAGCCGCTACAACCATTCCGGGTAAGGGCACCGTCCTGGTTGCCGCCCCGGACACTGCCCCGCCCACCGACTTTCTGACTCTCGACCCGACCTCGGGTGGCGCTGCAGGTCCCATCGTCGGTGCAACTGGCTGGACCAGCCTGGGCCACACCTCGCGAGACAACAACGTCACGCTGTCCAAGGATGGCGGCGATGTTACGTCCGTCGGCTCCTGGTGGGATGAAGTCATCCGTTCGACTCGCGCAGCCACCAACTGGACTGCAACCGTCAACGCCATCCAGATCGATGCACAGACCCTGGGTCTCGCATTCGGTGGCGGCACCCTCGACACCACGAAGGGCTCCTACGCTGTCGGCGACATCGTCCCGCAGAACAAGGCACTCTTCATCCTCGTGGTCGACAACGGTGGCCAGCGTCTCGGGCTCTACATCCCGAACACGTCCGTCTCCGTCGGTGACGCTCCCGAGTTCTCCATCGATGCGTTCTTCGAGATCCAGATCTCCGCTGCCATTGCGAACTCCGCAACGACCGGCAAGAAGTTCACCTGGTTCCACCCGGCCCTGAAGGTCTAATGAATCCTGCCCCGGCGAAGGAATTGCGAGCCCCCGCCGGGGCAGGTTTTCTCAGGGGCTCGCGTATAGTGTTACCCATCATCTATTAGGAGGCTCGCAATGCCCGCTGCAAAAACTACGAAGACCCCGCCGAAAGCACCCCAGGACCGTAAGCCCAAGGCTGCCCCCGTCGAAGAGCCGCTCTCTCCGGAGGAAGTGCCGGGCTGGGAACTCATGAAGCCCATGAGCGAAATCCCCGTCTGGGATCAGACCCCTCTCATCGCCGTCCTTCAGTCCGCGTTCGAGGACACCGAAGAAGAAGGCGAAACCCGTTCGTTCGACATCAATCTCATCGGTGAGCTGGCCAAGGCGATGTCCGTCCACGCCATCGACGAGGCTGCCTACCTGAAGTTCGTATCGGGGGCTGGCGCAATGGAACGCGCCATGAACCTCGCGATGGCTTGGGTAGGGCAGATGGGGGAATTCGTAAGCTCCGAGGCCTAGTAGCCGAGAACCCGGAATGGGAGTCTGACTTGTTGGGACTGTACGGATTCGATATCCACGACGTCTTTTCAGGTAAGGCTCCCATTCGAGTAGCATTTGCCTATCTGAACCGACTCGTCTACGAGCCCTGGTCTGTGTGGCGTGCTAATCAACTCGGTGGCCCGGAGCACCTGGGGTGGACCCCAGACACGTATCGACAGGCAGAGCTTATCGATGCCATGAACGTCAACACGGTAATAACGAGCAACGTCGGTTCAAAGCGACCGCCGAAAATGCCCGACCCCGCATTCCGACCCAAGCTGAAAGAGCCTGAGGTCAAAATGGTTGAGTCGCTCGACGACTTCAACATCATGGGACTTATCAATCAAATAGGAGGATAGTCATGGCAACTAAATCCGCAGGCCGCGTATCAATCCGCGTTCTGCCCGACTCCACCGGCTTCAAGAAGGATCTTGAAAAGTCGTTGGAACGCATCGAGCGTACAGTTCGAGCGAAGATTCCGGTTGAGCTTGAGCTCAAGCGGGAAGACCTTCTGCGGTTGAAGCGTCAGATCGAAAGCCTGGTCATCAAGATCAAGCCTGAAATCGATCTGTCCGTAGACGCTGACGAGATTGAGGCCATGAAGGCCAAGATCGAGAAAGCAAAGCCCAAGGTCGATGTCGGGTTGAATACCATCGTAGCTTCTCGCCGCATTGAGGCACTCACGCGCACGAGAACCCTGACGATCGTTCCCATCCTGTCCAAGTTCAGCGGCTTCGGTAAGCACATCAAGGGCCTTGCCGGCTTGAACGTTGTGACCAACATGTTCGAAGAGGGTATCCACTTCTTCCAGAACATCGATACGCACGCGGTGTCGCTCGGCAAGATGTACACCAAGATTGCCGGCATTGCGGCATTGCTTGGCTCTGCTGCGTCGAACGCGCTGTCGCTGTCGGGCAGCCTTGCATCCGTCGGTAACCTCGCACTGTTCGCCCCTGGCTTCGTCACAGCCCTGGGCATCGGCATGACTGTGCTGATCACCGCACTGCATGACCTGCCTCTGTTCCTCTCCGATCTGAAGCCTGCCTTCAGTGACCTTCGAGAGCTCATCTCCACCACCTTTTGGAAAGAAGCTGCCCAGCCGGTACGCGATCTGACCTATGGTCTTCTGCCCACGCTCAACGAGCAGCTGAAGATCACGTCTGAAGGCATGGGTGGAATCTTCGCCGAACTCGCCAACTCGATTGCTGCTGAGGCCACACCAGCACGAGTCAAGGGCATGTTCAAGGAGATGAACAAGGCGATCTTCACCACTCGTGGTGCGATCCGTCCGTTCATCGCTGCGTTCACTACCCTCGGTGAAGTAAGCTCCCATTACTTCGACCGCTTCGCCAAGTGGACTGTCAAACTGTCGAACCAGTTCAACAACTTCATCCAGAAGTCGGCTAAGAACGGTGACCTCGACAGGTGGATGGAAAACTCCATCACCAACGCTAAGGCACTGGGCAACACGCTGCGCGGAGTTGTTCGCATCTTCGCCAGCCTGAACCGGGCTGCTGTTGCTGCAGGGGCTATCAACCTGACGCAGCTTGGTGAGTCGCTGAACACCGCTGCCGACGTGATGAACTCCCCCAGGTTCCAGCGCGTCGCTACAACGATCTTCAGAGGCATGCATGATGCGGTGCAAGGTATCGCACGCGGGTTGTATGCGTTGGGCCCTGCCATCGAGTCTGCAGCCCCTACCATCGAACGTGTGTTCGGTACCGTTGGTCGGATTTTCGAAAGTGTCGGTCACCTGTTGGCCAACATCATCATCAACCCGAAACTCCAGGCTGGCTTCGAATCGTTCTTCAAGGGCATTGAGTCTGGCGTAAACAAGCTCGCTCCCGCGATGAAGCCCTTCGCCGATTCGCTCGGTGGTGCGCTCAAACTGCTCGGCCGCATGTTCGATGGTGTGGCTGAAGTCGTTGCCGCGATCACGATTGAGCTTGGTCCTGAGCTGGACCGTATCGGTGATGAGTTCGATAAACTGATCGATCCGCTGAAGAGCTCGTTGCTGAACCTGGTCCACGAACTCAAGCCGATTCTGACCACGTTCAAGACGGATGTCATTGCACCCCTGGTGACGTTCATCAAGGAAGAGGCTCTGCCCGCTTTCGACAAGATCGTCACAGGCGTTGGACCCTCGATCAAGGTTATCCTCGGTGAAATCAAGAAGTTCATCGAAGGCGATCTGACCGACGCGTTCAAGACCCTCAACAAGGAACTTGACGGCTCCGAGGAAAAAGGTCAGAAGGTTGCTGACAAACTGAAGGAAATCTTCGACGGTCCCACACCGGGCAGTGACGATTTCTTCAAGAAGCTCATGCCTGGCTTCAACGGCTCATGGCTGACGCCTGACGGTATCAAGAACGGCAACTTCTGGAAGGACTGGGAAAACCTACTCCGTCCGCTTGACGACTGGGCAAAGAACGAAGGCGTCCCCGCAATCAAGCGCGCCTTCGAGGGCATGATGCGAGGTGTGGAAAGCTGGATCGAAACCGACTTCAAGCCCTGGGCGAAGAAGGCTGGTGAAGACCTCTGGAACGCACTCCTCGAGCTGCTCTTCGGCAAGAAGGCTGGGGCTAACCCGGGTCACGAATCCGCAAGTGATCCGACGTTCTCCTTCTGGGATGGCGTTACCCTGTTGCTCAAGACAGGTTACGAAACCTGGAAGGCAGGTCTTCGTGGCTGGCTTCAGGACATCAACCCTGTCCAGGACCTGCTCGATGCATTGTTCGGGCCGAGCGCCAAGTCGACCAAGGGAACTGGCGGCATGGGCATGGGCTCCAAGAGTGTTCCTGCTAAGATTGGCCCGGAAATCTTCAACGTGGAGTCTGAGAAGAGCTACCTTCAGTCAGTCATTGACGGAATGGTTGCTACTGTGACGGCAGGTATGGCAACGATCTTCGCGCCTGTCACGCTCTGGACTATAGCGGTGGGAATGCAGTGGGATCAGTTCTGGGCCCAGTTCAGCACTACTCCCGGTGGTTCTGTCCAGACAACGACCACCACGGTCGCTACGGGCACGGTTGCCATGGGCGTCAGCATTGCCGCGTTCATTGCCCAGAATGCTCCAACGTGGGCTACCAACTGGGAGACGATGAAGACCAACGTCGTCAACGCCCTGGGTGATTCCAGCAAGACCACGTCTGAGAAGCTCGTAACGATGGGGGTCGCCATTGCTGGCTTCCTCG